CTGGTTTTTGGGCATCCTCATAGTTATATTTTGCTTGTTCTACAAGATCAGAATAGTAATCCTGTCTAGTCAACCATGCAAAAAATACTAATGTCATCACCAGATCGTCATTTTGACCATCTTCGGCCTTATATGTATTTGATTTAGATACAAATGACATAAGTTCCGTAACAATTCTCTCATCATTTAATAAAATTTTATCTTCTTCGATCAATCGTTTTAATATAGCACAACCAATTTTTTTTGTTTGGGCAGTCGTTCTTATTCCCATCTCATTCCTACCAACTCCACCAAATCCTTGAGATAAAACTTGACCTTTTCGTCCTAATACTTTAGTCATTAAAACATTTTCATATTCTAATTCTGAATGCAGAATATTTGATACCTGACCACCAAGATCATTTGTCTCAATCAAAACAAATGCATTATTATATTCTTTAGCAGCATTTAAAATTGTAGTTGGAAAATTAAATGGACTAATTGTATTATTTCTATAGGAAGCTACTACTTTGTAAGGCGCTGATGCACCATCAATTATGGTAAAAGCAGAGTAATCGGCGCCCTGTCCTCTGGAAACGTCAGCCTGTAAAAAGTATATTTTATCTTTTATAGGCTTTTCAAAAATTCTAAGGCCTTCTACATTTTCTGAAATAAATTCTTCTGGCGCCAATACATTTAATTTTGTAGAAGATATTAAAGTATTGGAAGAACCTAAGAAGCTACATCCATATTCTTGCTGGAACTGTTCTTCGCTAGTATTCGCAATTTGTTCTGCTGCCCATACATCATCTCTTCTAGGTCCACCGGGAGTAATTGGAACTTCTCTCCAGCTTACATCAATTGGGATAAACTTATTCTTTAACTTATGACCTTCTGGGCGGTTAGCATCTACCCATAATTTATGGAAATGGTTCATTCCATTTGGAGTAGAAACAATTACAAGTTTGGTAGTCGTACCTGCTGAAATAGTTGGATATGTGGATGCATAAAATTCTTCTGCTACGTGAGAAGGCAAGAAGGCGTATTCGTCCAAAAGAAGAAAGTTAAACGAACCACCACGGATTGCAGCAGATGAAGTTGCATCACATATAACTCTGGAACCATTTTCTAATTTTAAAGATGTTTTATTCCATTCAACTACACCTTGTTGCAAAAAAGCTGGCAAATTTTCATATGCCATTTGTAATTTAGAATACAATTCATCTTTAGCCGTTTTAAGTCTGTTGGCAAGGATTGCGACACTTACACTTTGATTAAAGGTAATGTAATGACAAATGTACCCAATTACCGACGTAGATTTACCAGATTGCCGAGGCCACTTAGAAATGGTAAAACGATTGTCATGAATTGCTTTTACGAATTTCTGTTGATAATCGTACAATTCAAAAGGCATTATACCTTTATCGAGCGTTTTGACTTTTACATATTTGCTACAAAAATAAACTGGATCATTTGCACACTTTATATATTCTTCTAATTGTTCTTTTGTATATTGAAGATCTACACCGGGTGGCTTTAATTTTGGATTATTTCTATAACCTTGATTAGGTTGGTTTTGGCTCATTATTAACTACCTCTGCATCCACAACATCTTTTTCAGTACTTCGTTCTTTATTTAAAAGGTTTTGTAAATCTTTTGTAGATCCTACAAAAACAGAGTTATTAGTTTGTTTAACTTCTACTTTGCTTCCTGTGGTATCTTTTGCTTTTTTATGAACATCTAATACATTATTGTTAAGATCTGCCATCGTCTTTAACATTATAGCAACTACTTCAAAAGCTCGTGGACTATCTGATTCCGTAGCAACTTTTAATGCAGCTTCTAATGCAGCATTACCACTACCAATCAAATCTTTAAGATTTGATTGTACAAATACATAATCTTTTTGAAAACTGGCAGCATCAAATGTTCCGCCAGTAGGCTTTGATGGGTTTTCAATAGATTTTGGTTCTTTAACGTCAAACAATTTAGCTAAATTTTTATTAATATTCATAATTAATCAAATATAATATCTGTACCAGATGTGTTAATATTACCAATAGTCGTATCTGATTTTATTTCACCAAAGATCCATGATTTGGCTAAAAATTGAAATGAAGCAATATTGAGCCTTCTGCTACTTAAATCACCTTCATATCTTTCACTTAAATTATTACTTATCATTATTATAGGTATCTGTACATCTGTTTCGGCTGAATTCATATTCATACTAATAATATGATCTGGAACAAAATAAGGCATTATTTGTTCTACAGCTTGCAACATATCGTCAGTGTGTCTGGTATAAACAAATAAATTAAATGAAACATTTACTGGAATTTTAGTACTTGCTCCCAGATCAGAACATCCCGGTGCTATTCCTATGCGAGGCAACCTTCTTCCGGGATCAGAAGTCACGGAATTCATCATAAAACTAATAACAGGAACTTGTAATTCAATACGTGTCCCCGGAGTAATTGAAGATGGTTGCAATAGTCTTTGAATAAATTTTTCTTGAGGTGCATAATGAATAGGAACTCTAATATTGGTTGATGATCCGGTATCCGGGTCTGTATGTGCAACTTGAATGTTGCTGAACAAACTTCCAAATCCTACTACTAATTTTCTTAAATTGTGATTATAAAAGTATTCAAACATATTATTCCTTAACAGGTGCAACCAGAACAATCACTCTGATTGAATGGATTGTTTGGGTCAAATCCATAGTCCGCGCTTTCAGAAGTCAAGTCATCGTTTACACCGTAAGTTGTTCCAAGATTGTTTGCTAGAGGTATCATAGTAGAACCAGAAAAGCCCAGTGTACTGGTATATGGAGAATTGATATCCGCTTTATTTGTGTCAATTTTTTCATAGCTATATGTGAACAATTCTGCAGTAATCTGGTAAGTATAAAGTTTTCCTAGTGGATACAAAGGATTTTCATGCTCAACAAAGTTAATTTCAAACAAAGATTTTGATAATGGAAAATAAATTAAGTCACCTTCTCTGGGGCGACTAATTGTAGAATCCATTGTTGTTATTTCTTCATTAAATCTTTTACGAGCAAAAACTAAAGTAATTTTATCTTTAATTTCTAAACCAAACTGAGTAATTACATCTGTGCCATCGAATCCTTTGTATGATTGAATGTACATTTCTAACACATAAGCTTTTTTAAAAGATGATGCTGGATCTTCTCCAAAAATAGTATCAATACTAAAATATTTACGTGGAACGTAATAACAGTCTTGACCAACACCTTGGATCAATTCGACTGTAATATCTTCAATAAGTTTTTGTTCAGACCCTACTGAAGTTGTATTGATGTATGGATTAATTGCCATATTAGCCTATTAATGGATCTATTGGTAGTTCTTGTGTTCTTAGTAGCATTGCTTCTATTGCGTCTAATTCACGAGATGCTTCTTGCAGAATAGCTGGAGCATTCAATTGTGCACCACCGGGCAATGGTATACCTGCAAACTTTATTAAATTTTGAGCCCTTTGTTTTTTCAATAACGCAGCATAATGACGTTGGAATATACGATCATTCCAAACAGCTGGATAATAATCTGGATTTACTTGAACATATGCTTCAACCATTAAATATCTGCTGCTTTCTTCTTTAGATTTTTGTTTTTCTAAAAACAATCTATTAGTGGATTTTGTATATGTGTATGATACTGGATAATTAAATACATCTTCAATCAATGAAAGGTATTGCATACTTTCCATATATGTTGCCATTGGCCCCTGAGACAACCCACCTTGATTAAAATAAAGACCAAAGAAATCAAATAGTGTCATTTGATATCTAAGATCAAACATATAGTCACCTACTGTACTACTTGGGCTATAAACTTTTGTAATAGTTCTAATGTCATTTGCAGAGGGCCAATATGCGGTCAATCCGCTATCCGATGATGTTACTCCCTGTGCACCAACAGCATAGCCAAAAGTACTTACATCAAAATATTGTTGTGATATATTTGCAGCTGTAACTGGCACTACAAACTGTGCACGTTCATTAAAATCAAAATGACGTTCGTGCATATATTCCAAAGATTCCTTTAAACGATCTTCGGCTTGTTGTGGGTCTACATTTATTTGAATAACTGGAGCACCCAGTTTTCGAAATGTATAATCAATAAATTCTTGTTTGGAAGCAATGGCCATACAATTATTTATGTATTTTGTTTAATAATGTTTATTCGGTTTTGCCAATTGTAACTTGAACAAGACTCAATTCTTCTGTAGACATGGATTCAATCTGTTCTTTTCGTTCTTTTATTTCTGGTAAAATAAAATTAGGATCATAATTTGTAAAACCCGGCATATGTATTGGGCAGTTTAATATCGGATAATCCAACTTTGAATACTCGGAAGAATTTTTTAAAAGCCATGTATGGGGTTTATCACCACAACCACAT